TATACTATTTATACTACTTTATAACCATCTGTATAATTTCCCCCCTTTGATTACCCATTTGATTACACCCTGTAATCATCCCTGCACCGCCGAATACATTTGGTATATATTCTTCACTTTTCGCCAACATTCGACACTCTTTCAATACAATCCGTAATCGTCCCTCTGTTCACAATTTGTTTAAAAAATATTTCTCCAAATCCCTAATATTTTTTAACACTCTTGCATATAACCCATTATATGAAAGGAACCCCTCAACTTGACACGACCGCCACAGGGGCGGGGAGAGAGAGAGGGAGCGCCAGGGTGGGCGTGGATTATGAAGAAGAAAAAGATATTTATCTTTGTAAGCGAGGGTCAAAAGCATGATAATACATGGAGTGAAGACTCGATAGAGAACATTCTGGTGTCGACATCTTTCATCAATGTGTATATCGGTGAGACCGAAAATTGTGTTGACTTTGTTTGCCGCGAGGGGATTTATAGTGTTATAATGACACCAGAGGAGACACGTAATTTAGCCCGTTTTACTACTAAACCTATTCGTTCGGAGGTATTAAACTAATGGCATTCGCAACAAAAAGTATTCAAATGAGCGGCACCATCGCCGCTCAGATCAAGGCTCATGACGCCGCTGAAAGGGACTATAAAGAAGCTTTTCGCGTCTTAACCACGGCTATTAGAGAAGCCGAAAAGGCTTTCTTCGTTGAAGAAAAGAGCATTAGTATCCGCTCTGACCTCGAAATTATCGACACAACAAATGCCCCTACAAGGGAACTTCGTAAAGCGGCTAACCTCCTTGATAGGGCTATGATGGATTTCGAGAACCAGAATAATAAGGACTTGCGGGACTGGGCTGTTCGTCATTATCGTATCATTCTACTCAATGAAGGCGACCTGTCACTAAATCAAACACGCAAAACGGCGGAAGCTCTTGAACGTGAAAGTGCAAACATCAACAAGACGTTGGCAAGATATCTCGAAGACGCAGGTGAGGTAATGCACAGCGTTGAAGAGTATAACCTCAACAGATATGTCAGTGATGAAGCGATGAAGAAGTTTCAAAGAACCGTCTCTGCAAGCGCCAGAGGACAAACCGGCAGAAGTATCCCTGGAATGGGTGCTGGCCTAAAGAGGTCATGGGAAAGCATAAACGACCCAACAGCCACCGGCAACGCAACTGATGGATACGCTACTGTTTACGATGGTATCCAGTTTATTCTTTCTCATAGTGACGCACACCTTGGTTCTGTTGTTTATTCGCTCTGGAAAAAAGGACAGATTGACTCAACGGAACTTGTCACCATTTACGATAGCCACAGCGGCAGGATGACAATAAGCGCAGAGCTTTATAATCTGTTTCTAAAAATGTTCAATGCACCAGCGTACCTTTATTTATCTGATGAAATGCAGGAGGAATCATACTAATGACACGGACAGAAAAAGACAAAATCAAAGCTTGGGTTGCTCGCAACGGTCGAGTGAGGAAATACCATGAAGAGGTATTAAATAAGGGCAACATCGAGATTGTAGAGAAGAGCGAAGAACTCACGGATGAAGAGATTCTTGCACTCATCAAGTATAATAAGAAGCAGAGTCGGAAGTATGTCCAACCAAAAAAAGGCGGTCGTTTCTTCATGGCCGACTTCGAAACCACCACACAGGAGGCTATGGAGCGCACAGGTGCAGACCACACAGAAGTGTGGGCATGGGCAATTTGCCCTATCCCCTGTAACTACGAGCAAAGGGATGTTGTTATCGGCAACAGCCTTGATAGCTTTATGGAATGGTGCAAGAAGAACCTTCATGAGGACGATATTGTATTCTTCCACAACCTGACCTTCGATGGGTCATTTATCATGAGCTGGCTCCTCAACCACGGTTACAAACAGGAGAAATGTGGCTGGAAGAACAAGAAGCACTTCCGCAATTATGATCTTCTTGCCGGCAGCATGGCAGGCTTCTACAGTTTGACCATTGGTATGGGCAAGGGGGCGTTTCGCTTCCAGGACAGTGCCAAGCTCCTGGCATTTACCGTTTATGAGATTGGTGAGAGCTTCCAGACCAAGGTTCGCAAGAGCCTGATTGACTACGATGTTCACGACAAGGCAGGAGAGTTTATTACTCCAGAAGAAGAAGAATATATTGCAAATGATGTTCTCGTGGTTGCGCAGGCCCTGTATGATACGCTTCTTTCAAGAGGTTATAAAAAAATGACAGCTGGCTCGAATGCTCTTCACGACTTCATCGAGCGTTTTGGCGGTAAAGGGAAGTTCAGGGAGAAATTCCCCGAGCTTGAAGGCGTCGTTTCTCGCAAGAAACCCAGTGAAACCCCTGAAGAGGAAAGAAAGCGCCTGGACTATGAAGACTCTTTTGAGGATAACTTTACACGGAAAAGCTATAGGGGCGCTGTATGCATGACAAAAGAGGGAATTGAGGGTCAAACGCTGAGGGGTATTACCGGCATAACGGTAGACAAGCATAGTATGTATCCTTCTCAGATGCACAGCAAGAGCAAGAATTATTATCCTGTAGGTAAGGGGACATGGACGGATATGGGCATAACTGGTAACATGCGTTCACTGAAACAGATTGAGACAATTCTTGATACTATTGAAAACAACTATGGTAAAAAGGTGAGTTTCCTTTCCTTTATGGTTGATTTCTCAGTGAAACCAGATCATGCCCCTTTTGTTCAGCTCAAGAATTTCTCCAGGTTCGTTCCTAATGAGTTTATCAAGGAAAGTAATGGAATGGTAAGGATGTATATGAGCGATGCAGAGTTCAAGCTCTTTACAGAGCAGTATAAAATCAACGCTTTTCAATTCCTTAAGGCAATCGAATACAAGGCAGAGATTGGTCTCTTTGATGAATTTATTGACTATTGGTATGGAATCAAAGAGAGCAGCAAAGGTGCATTGAAGCAACTGGCAAAGCTGATGTTAAATAGTCTTTATGGTAAGTTTGCATCTTCTCTTGAGGGCGATAGCATGGAAGCACACCTTGGATACACGGACAAGGGAGGAAAATATCATGATGATGGTATTGTTCATTATACACATATTGCAGAAGAGCGTAAGGGTGTATATATTCCAGTTGGTGCCATGGTGACGGCATATGCTCGTTGTGACCTTGTTAGGGCCATCCAGGCGAACTTTGATAACTTCCTTTATTGTGACACCGACTCTCTTCACTTGAAGGGTCTTCCCCGTGGAATTCCCATCACCAAAAAGGATATTTGTACCTGGGGCGTTGAGGGTACATTCAACCGCGCTAAGTACATCCGCCAGAAGACATATTTTGAGGTGGATAATCGTGGCGGGCGTACTGTTCGCTGTGCTGGTCTCCCGCGTTCAGTAGTCAAGGAAGTGGACGGAAAGATTGTCCGGGTTGGCGCCCGTGAACTTGTCAACTTTGACAATTTTGATGTTTACTATGATTTCGCGTCTCCAGACAGCCCATTCAGGGGTTGTAAGCTCCGCCGGCAGACAATTAAGGGCGGCGTAATTCTTGTTCCTACAGACTTTCAGATTAGGGGGTAATTATAGTGAAAGCATACAGTAAGGAGTTTATCAAGGAGCTGGAAAACCGGGTGTTTTGGGAGGGTTCCCCCTACCATGACCCTCGCTTCCTCCTATCCTATAACCGGATTTTTATCGGTGACATGTCTGGTCGCGGCATAGGTAAGAGTACCAGTTGGAAAGCTGTGCTTCTTCTCCATTGGATGCGCAAGCAGGACGGTATCAACCCTGCCGGCAAGTTCATTGTCATTCGGAGGTTGGATAGTGAATGCAGGCTCCTGTTTGATGCCGATGGATACTGGAAGGACCTCCGGGAGTTTATGCCTGAACTGGAACTAAAGGGAAAATATAGTAAAGATGGTATGTCGGAGTTATCCTGTGATGGAGAGGTGTGTGGGTACGTAATTCCTGTGCTGGCAACCAAGAAGCTCCGTTCTGCTTCTCTCTCCGATGTTGATATCATTATGTATGATGAGTGCATTCCAGAGGATAATCAGTACAAGGGTGGGCGTGACGACCCAATGATGGAACCCCGGCTCTGTCAGTCGCTCTACGTGACTGTTGCCCGTGGAATCAATAAGCGTGTGCGTCCTGAAGTGAAGCTGATTCTTTGTGGTAATATCAACGACTACTACAACCCGTTTTTTGTGTTCTTTGGGATAGCAGGCAAAATCAAGTCAGACACTAAGGTAATGCGAGGTAAGTTCTGGGTGTACTACAAGAACCCGGCGGAACAAATCAGGAGCGAGATTGAAGAAAGCCAGATGGGAGATATGTTGAAAGCTACGGATTACGCCATTTCCGCCCTGGGTGGAATCGGAGGGCAGGTGGAAGGGTCAAACATTGAGAAAAAGCCAAGGGGTAAATATTTCTGTGGTCTCCGTTTCGAAAGGAAGGAATACGGTGTCTATGAAGTGGAGGGCGATGGTTATGTGATTACGAATGACCACGACCCAAAGAGTCTTTGGAACTATGCTCTGACAACAAAGGACATGAGAAAGGGCTTTCCGTTGGCGAACGCCAAGACCCGCTCCTGGAAAATCCAATTGCTCTATCAGGCATGGGCACGGGGCATGGTCTACTATGATACAGAGAGTATTAAAATGATGTGGGTACAGTATACAAATAGGAGAGGGTATATGTAATACCGGTTAGATTTAACAACTTCATATAAGGAAATTGAACCTGCCCCTCAGCACACTCTCAAACCGTTCCGGATACCAGCCCTGACAGGCCCGGAGCGGGGTCGGAGTGGTACCCGGATGAGAGAACACCTGAGGCAAGCAGGTTCAATTTTTTGTATGGAGGTTAACCTATGGACAGAGCAAAAGCCAAGGAACTGCTTTCCAAGGCAATCGACCCTAATACCGCCCCTGCGGCGCTGGCTGAACTCCGAGACTTGATTGAGAGCGACACCGTCAACATCGAGAGCCTGACCGCTGACAATACCAGCAAGAGCGAACAGATTGCACAGCTCCAGAGGGACAACGTCAAGCTCTTCCTCCAGACCGGCAAGCCCGATGACCCTGCCAGGGGTGAACCCGAAAAGAATGCCTATGATCTTTTCGAGGAAAAAATCAACACAGCTTTGAAAGGAGTAATTGAAAATGGCAAAGATTAGAGTAGCGAACGCCGCTCCGCGATTTACCAATGCGGAGATTTGGAATGTTATCCGGGCAAAGTTTCCCAACTTCGCCTCCCACACCAGCGAGGGGACCGCTGAGCTGTTCTCCGAGCGGGGGTTTGAGGCGCTGAAGCAGAGCGACCCTGCGGCGCTGAATGACTTTTTTGGTCTGAGCATTCGGGTCTATCTGAATCTGGTCAACATCTCCCACGCAACTGACCGCCTTGCGGACGTTGGCTTTGGTGAAAGCTTCCAGACGCCCTATGGCGGTATGATTCAGCGTCTTGCCACCTACAGCATCAAGCCCATCTCCCCTAAGTACCGCAATCTTCAGGATGGCAAGAGCGTTGACCCGTTTGTGGTCCGCAAGCCTGTCACCTCCGAGCGGTTCTGGAAGCAGAACTTCGACTACCAGAACATGATTACAATTCAGGATGACTTCCAGATGAAGACCATCTTCATCAGTGAGTACGGTATGAGCGAGTACATCGCTGGTATTCTTCAGGGTATGGAGAATGGTTGGATCGTGCAGAAGTACGAGAACAAGCTGGAGGCGCTCAATGCGGCACTGAACAGCACCGCCTATCCTCTTGCTAACACCCAGGTCTTCAACCTGGAATATGCCAACCCCGATGCTCCAACCGCAGAAGAGCTGCGCAAAACCATCAATAGCATTAAGAAGGCTAAGAGCGCCCTGCTCATGGGTCCTCAGACCTCTGCCTTCAACCCAATGGGCTTTGCAAGCGTTCAGGATGAGTCCCGGCTGAAGCTGCTGGTTCGCCCCGGCTTCCTGGCTGATTTGGACACTGAGGTTCTGTATAGCGCATTTGATGGTTCCAAGCTCTCCGCGGAGATTGACATTATCGAGGTCCCCCACTTTGGAGGGCTGAAGCCCACCACGGACGGCGCTACGCCTGCGTACCCTGTGTATGGTTCCTTTGGTGAGGTAATCGGTTTCAGCGCTACTCAGGGGAGTAACACCGCAGAGCTGAAGGGAGAGAATATTGTATGGGTTGACCCGAATGCTGACGTAAAGGCTATCCTTGCTGACAAGGGCATGATCTTCGAGGGTATTCAGAACAACTACGAGGTCCGGCCCATCACCAACCCTGCCGGCCTCTACACGAACTACTGGGCATCTGCGCCTGGTAACTTCATTGGGTGGGACCCAATCTACAACTTCATTGTCTTTAAGACCGGAGAGGTGGCGTAAGCCGCCTCCCGGCGTATAGGAGGTAATTATGGGACAAGAGTATAATCTGAAGCTGTTCTATGAGACAGGTTTCGACAGGTATAACCGTCCTGATAGCCTGGAGCGTCTGAACGGAGCTACGATGAAGGTCTTTGCCTCTCCCTACCTCCGTCAAGATAAGTTTATCCAGTCTATCAAGATTGATGCCTCATTCACAGAGGTAGAGGGCGCAGACTATGCTGTTATTGGTTCTTCCCCGTTCTTTGTGACCGGTGTTGTAATGATTGCCGACCACACTGCCCAGGTAAGTCTGGAATATGATGAAATCTGCGCAGTGGGAGTAAGCAATATTCAAGTTGTAGGAGGGTGGGTTAAGCGCCGGCATGTAGCGGTTGACACTCCCTTCACAAATGATATCAACGAACCATTTCAACCAAGGGAACATCTTCAGATTGATGAGGGTGTGGAGGTTGGTTTCACTGGCACAAATGAAACGGTTGTGGCTTCTACGCTCTCACTCCGTAATAAGGATTTGGAAGCGGCTCGCACCTATATGGACAACTCCCAGAATCTAACCGTAACGGTCCCAGACGTCTCCCCTGTTCCATATGAGACGGTATGTGTAATTCCTTCTCTGGAAGCTGACGTCACACGTGAATACAAACTCCCAATGACCCTACTTTTCCGAAATCTGTTCGGGGTCACTAATGTAGATATACAAAGAGGAATCGGAGCGTTAAGGGGGCTTGGCCTGGAAAACGCCATTACGGCCAGCTATCTGATTCCGAATGATGCATTCAATTCTTCCTCTGGGAGTACTGAATACCTGAATGAGGTGGAAAGAATGATAGGGCTGTCAAAAGAGGAGGACAGCGGGCTTGACTTTGTGTTTGGGAGCTACAAGAACAATAAGGTTTATATGGGTCAGTACACCCATTACACGATTGCCAATATTGCAACAGGTAATCAGGCTGACTTCATGCCTGAGGATATCTATTTCAATGAGAACAGCATGAAGGTCACCATCTACGCAGACCCGTGTCCAACAGGCAAACCATTCTGCCGGCCTAAACACTTCCGAAAGAACAAGCTAGCTCTTTGGATGGCCTCAATTGCCGGAGCGCAATGGTTGAATGCCCCTATCCGCTTTGAGGAAGGTGAGATCAGCGGTTTCTCCAAACATATGAAACAGGTCACCTACGCCAATGAGATGATAAATGCCAACCTTGAGATTGCTGAACTCCAAGCGGGGCTTTCCCTGTTGGGCGGAAGTGTTGGAAACATCACTGATGGAAGCAACGGAGTGGGTTGGGGAACCACCGGCGCCGGTGTTGGTTTCGTCCAGGGGTTCAACCCCTCGGGGGTATTGACCGGCGGTCTAAAGAGTGTGGCGTCTCTTGGCATGAACAGCATCGGTATGTTTGCCAACCGCGATATCAGCGCTGAAATGGCACGGCTGCAGAAGAATAGAAATATTCAATCTGTAATTGACCTTGCCCGTCCTGAAATCATCTTCCCTATGAGTGACAACATGGCGGCATACTACGGACACAAGTTTATTGTGTACCGTACCCGCATGACAAACAGCGACATGGCAAGGTTTGACAAGTTCCTGACCATGTACGGCTACGCCGTTGACGAACCATTCACGGTTGACGCCCTGACTTGCCGGCAGAAATTCAACTACATCACTCTACAGGACGCTCAAATAAAAATTCCTGGCTTTGGTGTCTCCATCAGGGAGAGAGTCACCGCCACGCTTGCCGCTGGTGTTCGTATCTGGCATAAACTCCCTGCCCCTGAAGACTATAACGATAACCCGATTGTGGAGGTGTCATAATGTGGTATAATTGGCTTTTTCTGCCATCGGATTCCCGCATGTGTAAAAATCTGAATAAGTACAATAACTCTCTGGAGTTTCAGATGTGGTTCACACGCCTGTTCTGTATGATCTTCGAGATGATTCACATTGACGGGCTTCCTGAGACCTGCAACGAACGATATTTCAAAATGTGTCTGCTCAACAGCGGTACAGCCTGTCTTGTAGAAAAGGATGGCGTAATCCTTTCACTAGGCGCGGCCCCGGAGGGAGAGTATAATGTATATGGAGAATGGAAGAAAGTACTTGCGTACGGCTTCAATACCCCTGTCGGCACTTTCGAGCTTTATATGCCTGGTGCTGGTAATGAGGACAGCGCTGACGCTGTGCTTTGTCGGGCTAATGCTATGCAGTATCCACCTATTTTCCAGATTTACCGTATGGCTGAAAAGCTGGCTGATGCAACGCGCACGCTAGACACTCTAGGCCGGCAGCTGAAGAACACCCGCATCGTCCTTTGTGAAGAGTCCATGGTAAAATCCTTTGTCTCTATCATGAAGAAGATGTACGACAATGAACTTGTCACCTATGCCGGCAAGAGCATTGACCCGGATGCCATCAAGAACATTCCCACAAGTATCGACGCCAACCTCATAACAACCGCATGGGATAACTATCGTAATCTCATTGACGTCTTCTGCACCCAGTGGGGTATCGGTAACACTAACCACACTGATAAGAAAGAGCGTCTTGTTGTTGCGGAGGTACAGGGCAATGACGCATATACGGAATGTAATAAAGAAATTCTTGTCGAGAGCCTCAACCGCTTTGCGGCGGATGCTAACAAGGTTTTCGGCTTGGATATTACTATTCGATATGAGAATGGAGGTGAGAGTAATGAGAACCGAGAAGACAGTGAAACAGAGCGTTGGTCTGACGGTGGACGCGAAAGCGGAGGTGGAGAAGACTGAGCATGGCTTTCGCGGTGATGTTTCCGGTAATGCCGAAGCTTTTCGTGTGGAAAGCGAAATCAGAGAGGGAGAGGAGGTAAAAGAAAGTGAGTGAGTTCAAGAAGTTCGGACCGCTCATTGATGAAAAGGGTTTGGGATGGGTCTTCTCTGCAAGCTCCATCCCTACCCCTATTCAGGAGCAGGTCAAGGATTGGTTTTATTACAGGCGAATCAATGATGCCAGCGAAGACAAGTTCCAGCGGATGTTCAAGCGCAAGCTCTACGCTGTCGAACCCCGCTTTCTTGCTCTGATGTCCGCTCAGGCTATGGAGATTGACCCGCTTGTGCAGGAGATGTTCGAAGCTACGGTGGCGGCTACCCGTGAGGGCAAGACCGTTGTCAATGAGGCCGGAACAGAGACGGCAACGGGAGAAGGTAGTAACACTCAGCACCGAACTGGAAATAACACTTCCAACACCACTACAACCGGTGAAAGCTCTGGCACTTCTAAGGCCACCGCCAACAGTGATGTATCCGGTAATGAGTCCACAACCCACACCATTGATGAAAACGGCAGTGATAGCACAACTCATACAGGTGGAGAAGCCCGTGCAGACAGCGCCTACCCCGAGTCTGCCCTTTCCACCCCCGGTCCTCTCCCCACACCCGACACAATTACCCTGACACATCTTGCCAATATGACCGTCAACAACCGGAACTCTCATGACGGTACGCTGACCGTCAGGAAGGGCAATAACAAGGATGAAGGTACTAGGAGTTCTCACACTGAGGGAACCACTAATGGGGAGACAACTGGGAGGACGTCTGGAAGCTCTGAGGGGACAGTTGTAACGTCTGAGGATATTACGGGGAGTAATACTTCTAATAATTCGATTACAAGGGGTAGAGACTCAACAACCACTAATGACGGAAAAGATTCTTCTACTACCACAAACAAGGGTAGACACATGAGTGCGCAGGAACTTCTTTCCAAGTACCTCGACTTTATCTACAGGTGTGATGCTATCCTCTGGTTTGTCAATGAGCTGGAAGGGTGCTTCCTGGCTGTCTATGACGATAGCGGTGTTGACTGCTTTGTCTGGGATGGTGACGGAGAAGCTGGGAAGGATGGGAAGGACGGTGTTACGTTTGTTCCGCATGTTCAGGTGCTGGCAAATGGTTATCGCCTTTATTGGACAAATGACGGAAGGTTGCCGAATCCGGACCCTATGGAGATTATGAACGGTGAGAACGGAGCCCCGGGTACTGTGGGTCCTGTTGGTCCTTCCGGCCCTGCTGGCGCTGTGTTCACTCCAATGGTTACTGAGATAGAGGGCGGTATTCGTCTGTCATGGAGCAACAACGGAGAATTACCTAATCCCGACCCTGTCGAAATTAAGGGCAGCGGCTCTTCTCTTTCTGGTCCCTCGGGTTTTTTGGTGGGTAATGTGAACGGCGAAGCGAAAAGCGTCATTATAAGACCCGGGGAGGATGGATATCTCGAAGGAGGTATGGTCCTCTGTGGGAGACGAGACACAAACCAGATATACGACATGTATTACAAGAAATTGGATATGGCAACACGAGTCAAATCTAATAACTATGTTATTACGCAAAGCGGATCAAATAAAAAAGGCGCAACATTCACTGACAAAGTGAACGGGATTAGGGTTATGAATTTTGCCCTCGGAGACGGTAGCAGACATTTTGCTATATTGTTTGTTAATACGAGTATTAACACTCTTGCCTTTTGTGATTCTAACGATATTAGCTTCACAACAAGGAGGTTTGATCTCCCATTGAGTTGGGACGTGACATATGTAACAGATAAAACCCTAACGTTTACACCCGATACTACAGCAGCCACTAACTCCGCTTGGGCTGAGCTTATGGAGGTAACACAATGAACACTGTCAGCAAAATTCTTTCCGTTGCGAGGGGTGAAATTGGAACCACTGAGAAGGGTTCAAATAATGTGACATATAACGATGAATATTACGGAGGACCCGGTCACAACTACGCCTGGTGTGTTGTGTTCGTTTGGTGGGTGTTCAAACATGCTGACATGTCCGGGTTGTTCTGTGCCGGCAAGAAAATGAACCAGTGTACGAAGGTTATGAAATATGCAAAGGACTCAGGCTGTTGGGTGACAAAAGACTACAAGGCTGGAGACTTGCTCCTGTTTGACTGGAATGGAGATGGTGTTCCCGAACACATTGGGATTCTTGAATATGACCAGGAGCCGGGAGGGTCCAGACTCAAGACCATCGAAGGAAACACAACCAACGAGGACAAAAGTAAAGAGGGTGTATTTAGAAAGTTTCGAAATGTCTCAAATGTTCTCGGTGCCTATCGCCCTTCCTATCCCTCTGATGAGGAGAAACCTGGTGCATGGGCAAGGGACGCTTGTGAATGGGCGATGGATAGGGGAATTATCAGAGGGTACGGCAACGGTGTCTATGGTTGGGGGTCGTATATTACAAGAGAGGAAATGGCGGTTATGCTCCGCCGGTTCTATGAGCTGGATAAAGAGTAATCCCGCTGAAAACGTAACAAGAGCTGCGGGAGGGATAATGCCATTTATGCAATATCCCTCCCCTGCCTTTCTCCCTCCCTCTGACGCTGCTGAATTTCTGAAATACTGTCGAGATAATAAATTAACGGGGTATAGCTATAGCTGGAAGCTGACACCGACATACGGGGACTTATTTGCGGACTATTCTGGAATGCGTGTGGGAGCTGCCGACTGGGGCGGTTTGCCGCCCGTTGAATTTTGTATGCGGACTCAGCCTGTTAGTGGAAACCTCCGTGTTGCCGGAGCTGTTGCTGATGTCACAAGAAAGATTGTTGGTGGAAATTATCCAACAGCCCTACTTGCCGCTAATTTTTATCTATACTGTCTTTATTTTGGAATAGACAGTACTGAACCTATTACTCTTCACGGTGGATTCTCCTATTCGTTTAATTGGTCGGGCTCCACTGGAGGTGAACAGGTGAAACGGAAGAGAACGTGGATGAAACAGGGGAGAGGCACTTCAGCCGGAAATATCAATGGTATAGACTTTTCCCCTAACAAGGTTTATCAGTTATGGAACGTAAACAAGGTGAATATGGCTTTCCTGAACTCTCCGATATTTGTTAGAACTGAGGTTACACCGTTTGGAGGGCTGTTCGACTTTGGTGAAGGATTTGAAGCGGCACAGCCTGTTTGTGTCTGTCCCGCTGGTGCTGTGGATTATTCAAAAGAATGGTCGATAACGGTGACCCCGGTGCCGTCTGCCAATATCATTCGTCACGAGTCCAGCAATATGCCGTTTTGTGCGTTGTCAGGGTTGAACTATAGAGAGTATGCGCTGTTGTTGATTGCTGACTATACGGCTTCGAAAATCATCAATAACCCTGTTTATCCAAATGGTATTATATAGAGATAGCCCTCCATATTGGAGGGCTTTTCTCATACGTAATAATTGTCCGCCTTGATACGCTCATCGTACCAATAGTCAACAGTTTCCCGCAGAAGCTTGTAATCCCTACGCCTTGAAAGGTAGATGCAAGCGGCGCTGAAAACATCATCTATCAGCTCATTTCTATCAAGCGCTTCAAGACCTCTTTTAGTGAAGATGGTGCCGCTAAACAGAGGAAAATGTTTTTTAGGGTCAAAAGCAGTGACTTCAAGCATTGAACTCTTGGCGATTTTGCGTGGTACTCGCTCAATATAATGACGCTCGAAATCGATGATAAAATCATCCTTTGCAGTGGAAAAGTAATACACGTTTCTCATTTCTTTTTTTCTCCTTCAATTTAATAAAAAGTGTTTCTTCGTCAAAGAAATAGCTATCCACGTCTTTTACAATTAAATCAGGATATCTATTTTGTGTCGACACATGTGGTTATGCACGGTTAGTAAATGCTTCCATTTCTGCCTTGTCATCAAAGCAAATTGGCTTTATCGACTCAATAAAAAGAGCAAAGTCTTTTTTCAACATAACTAAATGTTTTCCATCAATAAATACACTCTGAAATATTCCTGTCGAAAAAATAGAAGGTTTTACATCCTCGAAGGGTGCCACGAACCTGTTCGTGCTAACCAAAAAATCCAAAAGCTGCTTCTCTTCGTAAATTATCATAATCCACGCCCACCCTGGCGCTCCCTCTCTCTCTCCCCGCCCCTGTGGCGGTCGTGTCAAGTTGAGGGGTTCCTTTCATATAATGGGTTATATGCAAGAGTGTTAAAAAATATTAGGGATTTGGAGAAATATTTTTTAAACAAATTGTGAACAGAGGGACGATTACGGATTGTATTGAAAGAGTGTCGAATGTTGGCGAAAAGTGAAGAATATATACCAAATGTATTCGGCGGTGCAGGGATGATTACAGGGTGTAATCAAATGGGTAATCAAAGGGGGGAAATTATACAGATGGTTATAAAGTAGTATAAATAGTATA